CGCCTAAGACCCCTACACAGATACCATAGGATGCCATAGCACGGGCTGATTGTGACCCAACGGGCACTTCGATAAATACTGCATTGGCTCCTTTAGTAGCAATAACTGTTTCTTTATAGAGCTGGAACGCTGATTCAAGATCAAGACTATTCTGACGAACCCGTTTTCCCGAAGGGAGAACAGGGTTCACAACAGAAAGCTTATCGAGAGTTAGTTTTTTAGTTACCAGATCTAAAGTTGCAGTAGCCAAGCCCCAGTTACGGAGTGATGGATCAATACCAATTACTTTAAGTTTATTCTTTAGTAGGGGCATCAGTAGCCTCAGTAGCTGAGTTTTCAACAGCAAAGGGTAAAGTACCTAACTCGATTAAACTTAGTTGGATACCTGCCTTAAAGCCATCAAGAAATTTACCTTTCATAGTAATCTTAGTATCGTCATCAACTACCATGACAGTACCTTCAGGAATTTCTCTCATATGCTCTAGAGTTGCTACTTTCTTCTCATGCCACTTAGTTAAGATAACTACCATTTGATGTATATCATCTATCTGGACAATCTCATTAGGTGCCTCTACTTTTTCTTCTTCGCTCATCAGTGTTATCCTTATTCGTCTGTGAATAGGCTAGCCGTAGGTTTTCTACTAGCTATAGGAGTTACAGCTGCTGTAGGAGTACCTGAGGTACCATCTACTGGAACAAATTTATCTTGGGTCTTACCGGCCCATTTCTTTTCCCAATTGTCGATGGTAGTAGCATTCTCTGCTTTAGCCCGCACTTCTGTAACAGTCATGTTATCTGAGGCACGAAATACTTTATTAATCTCAGTCTTTTCGTAGAAAGCACCTGATGGATCGTTTACGTAAGTGCCAGCACTATTCTTAACATGTTTATTAAGTTTTTGTTTAACTAGACCAAGCTTAACATCCTTGCCTAATAGTTCAACAAGCATCTCTACTTTAGTTGGTACATCAGCCTTAGCAGTATTGTTGTATACATTTACTACTTTAGTTTCAGGTTCTAGTTCATGTAACTGTTTGCCACAAGCTAGTAGTGATAGTGACTGTGCTTTCAAGAAGTCAGGTAGATAGACTTTCTCACCAGACTTGCTCTGGTAATAATTTTTATTACCTTTTGCATTTCCAGAAGCTGTATAAAGAGTTTGTTTAAACTCTTGACCATTAGGAGTACTAGCCTGTAAGACTAGACCTGTAGCACCTGATGCAGTGGTCATGCCATAAGCAAGAGTAATGGTAGCGCTATAAGCACCAGACTCTAGTGGAGCATATGTACTGATAACATCATTTTCATCAGCAATATCAGGTGATGTGGTTTGATTTTTAAATAATGACATAATAATTTTGTTTCCTATAAAATTTAAAAAAGTGAATCTACTGCGGTAATTACTTGTAATATTCCTCAAGTCGATCTAACACTAATTGAATATTGTTATCAATGAATGTTTCTTTAGTATCAAATAAGCCAAGTGGACTACGTATCCTCTCGTTTACTGTCTCTTTAGTAATCTTTGTTTGGAAGACATACTTAAAGCCTAGGGCTTCTTCTTCCGGTGTAATGGTTAGTAATGGTGATGCATAATCTTTTAACTGCTTTAGATTAACTTTCTTAGCTGCAATAACTACACTGAACCAAGATTCAATTCCATTATTCTTCAGAGAACCCTTAACAGGGACCTTAGTCTCCATTAACATCTCACCTTCATTAAGAGTATCTAAGGTATGTGCAGTGAAGATTACACGCTTAGTTGATACAGCAACATACTGCTGCATTAGTCTCTTAAAGTACTGAGCGAAATCTCCCCAAGCTTTCATTCCATTAGCAGAATCTACAATGTAATTCGTCTCATACATATCAAGAAGGTATGTAAGACTATCTATTACAATCGTATGGGTCTTTGGCTTAGTCTCTGCACGGTTAAATACCTCATACATCTGAAGCGGGTCTGTAATTGTATGTTGCTCAAAGCCAGCTTTAAAAGGTAATCGTTTACCTGCTTCACAGTTTGCATAAAATACTCCTGCAGGGTTAGGCATATTCATGAGGGATGCAGATTTACCTGCAGCGCTCTTACCCACTATTAAGACTAGATGATCATTAACAGTACTCATAGGTTTCCTTATATATTAAATTTATAAAAACGTGCGGAGGCACGCTTATTTCTTAGCAATATTCTTAGCAACTGTAATTAGAATAGTGCTCATTACTTCAGCTTCTTCCAATTTATCAGGGATCTTGTCATTAAGAGCTAAAACACGCTGACGTATACCTTCAAAATCAAAACCACTATCAAGTAGTAATAGTGCATATCTCAGGAGAAGGTTATTGCGATTGCCATCACCAATATTATTAATTACCCAGCGCTCTAAGTTATCCATAGAGTGTTGCGAATTTAATAAGATCTTACGTTCCTCATTTTTACTGGTTTTCGGTATGAAGGATAAGACATCGAGGAGTTCTCCATCATTGTATTCATACTGTTTAGGGTGTGCTAACCACTTACGTGCCCGTTGATTAGTAGCAGTATCTACTTCAAAAGGTAGCCACTCATATATATTGTGCATAAACTCTTTAAAGTCTTTACCATCAAGGGTCAGTTCATAATTCAGAGGCAATACAATACGGAAGCGATGCTCCTGTTTTGTATGGCGTTTTGTCGTATACAGTAGGTATTTATACTTTTCTAGTAATAACTTTGCTGTCTCAATATTGACTCCATGATCTATATCAAGCACTACTAAGTTAAAGCCAGGTATCACATTTTCCTCATTACGATACCCATTGTTTAAATGGTGAGCTGTCCAATGCATCCCTGATGCTTGAGCTACTTGATGTAATTTATCAAAAGGTACATGTTCGTTCAGGTAGTCTGTGGTCATATCTTGGCTGTACGCAATTACCATTTTGGATAGGTTAGTCTCCTTTAGTGTTTCACCACGTAAAAATTCTATACCTTCTGAGAATGATTTCTTGATAATGATATTGTTTTTATACCCGTAAGCAGTAGCTAGGGTCATAAGTTCACTTTTATAGCTTGCACCACCCTTATAGAAAGGTAAGTCTTCAGCTAAGTCTGCCTGTGTAACATCATTACCAACTGAAGCAATGTACTTAGCTAGCTTTACCCAAGGCTTATCTCTAGTTAGGAGTAACGTAAACGCCTCACCTGAGTCTTCGGCTAGCTTAATAGCATTGTAGATGTGAGTTTCAGTTACTTCTGGAGAGTCATCAATGAATGCATATGCTCCAGCAAGCTTTAATACTTTAAAGTTACGCTCTGACATCTCCCTCTTCTGTACTTCTAGGTGGTCCGGTAGTTTGTCAGCACGCTTCTCACAGTACAACTGATATTCATTAAGCGTAATACAGGTAGCCTTACTCATTGTAAGCTTCTTATTAGCGTTAATTATGTCAGCTAGGTTATCTAACCGATCTTCTAATGCATCCAGTAGTGCTTGGTTGTTATTGTTTGTACGATCTATATACATTTGTTCTGCAGTACGGTTAGCTTTCCTGCTTGAATTACGTATATATCCAAAGAAACAACGTCTAGCGTAACCTTGGTTAAGCATTGTCATTAAAGCTTCTTCAGTTTTAGCGCCGTCGAATAATCTATTTGGTACTCCGAACATTAATAAGTTAGCAGGCGTGTTACCAATGATTTCTTCATTGCGAATATTGTCAGAGGTATTCTTAATTAACTTCTGCTTGATTGTCCCTTTGTCAAATAACTCAATGAATGTATCAAATACCTCTGTGTTAGCAGCTAAGTTGGCCCCAACTTCATCCATAATAAGATTCATAGATCCAGCATTAGCCATTAGAAGCATATGGCGCATCTGTTTAACAGCTGGTGCTGTGCCTGAATCAAAAGAAAACGCTGGAGTGCCTAGACGCTCAAATTCTTTTTCGACTCGTAGCATCTCCTCATCTGGATCGGTACTCTTACGGTTAGCCCGTTTAAGTGCTAATTTGGGTAGGTTGTCCTCTGCTAATATAGGAAATGTTTCATCTAAGAAACGATGACGGAACTGGTTAAGTACCTGCTCTTCCATCATATTCGTACCCATTGTCTTACCATAACCACTTGGGGCTAAGTTAAGTACGTACATATTAATAGGGATCTCTCCACGGTCAGGGGAATCAATCGTACAGCGCATCTGAGATGCAGCTAGACTAAAATAATAGCCTACTAGTAGACGAAAGAATAATGAATCATCTCTTTGTGTGTGGTCTCGTAAGATCCCCACTACGTCTTCAGCTGTCTTGTGATACTCCATCTGATCTATCTGCAGCATAGTTACTCCTTATTGTTGGCTTAACCCATGAGAAGATCGCCACTCTCAATGAGTGCATCTTTCTGGGTACATATTGCGAATGCTGGACAGTACTTACAAGCAGTGACTGTCCCCGGGACTTCTTTAATTGCGCCTACATTTCCACCCTTAGTAGCCATATGAAGTACGGCATCGCTATTTGTGGTGAAATTCTTTGTGCTACGGCTAGAATTGATGTTTCCATTTTTATAATATTTAAACTGTGGAGTACTACGCCATAGCTCAATATCATTACAAAGTGGGATATCTGTCTCTGCAGCAGTTAAGTACTTCTTAATTAGCTCTAGCTTATTTCTAATAAAATTATTAGTTTCTTCTAATGGCATAAGCTGTAAGCTCTGTGTGTGAAACCTCTTTGGTGGGTAGGTAGGATCATTCTTAGCCATCATTGCTTTCCAATCAGTAAAGATATAGTGAATGTCCATATCGTTTGCGGTAATAAGTTCTGGATCAAGCCAACGATAAATACTACCTTGCTCAATATACTTAGAGGTATTAGCTTGTTTCTTGTAAGTCCAGACACCAGTTGATTTGAAATCCTGTACTTTACCTTCGCTAATAAAATCGAATTGTCCAGTAATAGTCCATGTACCCAACTTGCGTGTTAGACGCTGCTCCAGATAGATAGGAATTACATCAGGACTTAGTTGGTCTGGTCTCTCGGTAGGATTAATAACGATACGCTCGATGACTTTCTTAGGTAGCCCCATCGCTTCCATTGCTGCTGGGTAATTAGTCATCCAAGCTTTCTCGATGCCGTCATGGATCGCTGTACCCATACGGCTAGCCATCATATCAGAAAGATTAACTAGGCCCTCTCCGGGCGGTATACGAAGCGGTAGGATGATCTGGCGCAGTGGTTTTAATAGCGTGGTAGCACTAATGGTGTTTGGATCGCTGTTGTGATCATAAGTATCTGATGCGAGGAATACAGCTAAAGCTAAAGGTACATCTGATACGTTAGAGTATTTAGAGGGCATAATATATCCTAAAGAATGTGCTTCTTAAACGCTGCTGTACATATTGGTACAATAGGTTCAATTAGTTGTAGCATGGCCTCAGCGTAGACTCGTATCTCATATTGTGAATGCTCATGTAGTCTAAGGTTAAGGAAATGCATTAGGTTATGTAGATCAACAGTAGCAAACATGTGGCTGTAAGTACCTAGAGGTAGTACAGAACGAGCTAGCTCACGAGGCACATCATTAGCTAACATTTTCTTATAGGCTACAAAAGAGGCTTTATTAGCATTCCTTATTGATTCTTGGTGGAATATTGCGTTTGGATTTACATCCTTAGTTCTCATTTGCTTATTAGAAGATGATTGAGTTGTAATGTCCTCTTTAGCTGGAATATAGTATTCCTCTGGAAGTTCAGCATAACGAGCTGAAATTTCATTGAAGCTCCATGTACGATGACGATGCCATTGGCGAAGCACAAAGATAGGTGCCTTTACTTCAAAGGTAAAGGTGCAGGCTTCAAATGGGCTAGTATGCTTATTTTTAATTAGATAGTTTAATAGCTTAGCATCCTTGTCAGAGTCTTCTCCACTACGCCATTCAGCATCGTAAGAGACTCGAGCAGACCTGACTACACTTAGATCAGAGCCCATTGAATCTACAAGACGAACTAAACCATGGTCTAGTACATTAATGTGACTATCAATAATATTTTTAGGCATAATGTTTCCTATAAAAGTTTGGAACAGCGCTTGGAAAGCGCTATGAAGAGAAAAAGGGTATACTGCTTGTTAATGGCATGTAAAATATAGTAATAACTTTTTAATCTAGGGGGTTCTTTAATGTCTTCACACGGCAGCTGTGGTACCGGCGAATGGTCAGGGCCTGTACCCGGAGATCCAGATAACAATGTGATTCTTACTGCGTCTCCAGCTTTCGGAGGCATTGAAGTTTCCTGGACATATCCTACAACTTACCCTCATGCAGTTTCTCACATATTGCTCTACAGGGCTACCACAAATGTGCTTGCTGTAGCACCGCAAATTGCAGTGGTAGGTGGGAATAGATACTACGATAAGACTGATTTTCCATCTACATATTACTACTGGATTTATATCATTTCAGTTAACGGTACTGTGGGTGCTGCCATTGGTCCAGCATCTGCAATTGCTCGACCACTTCTTACTGATGTTACTACTGCTTTAACAGGGGAAATTGAATCAGGATTTCTTGGTAGTGTCTTAAGTGGACAAGTTAGTAGTATAGCTACATTAAGTACAGCGCTTAGTACAGAGACAACAGCTAGAACTGCGGATAGCGCTGCTATTAATACGTTTTTAACTTCAGTTCAATCAGCAACCAATACACTTAACACTTTTGTACAAACACAGGATACTGCTAGGATTACTGCAGATGCTGCCTTAGTTACCTCTATTGATCTTGTTGGTGTTAGTGCTAACCTTAATACTGCGGCAATTGCTACTGAACTTAATGTGCGTGCCACTGCAGATACAGTGATAGCTGCTAGTGTTGTCACAGCGCAAGCTACTCTTAATAGTAGTATTGCTACAGTGCAAACTAGCTTAACAGCTAACATTACTACTACTGGAGCTATAGGAGCTTTATACTCAACCACTGTTACTGCTAATGGTTTAGTTGGTGGCTTTGGTATCTATAATACTGGTGCTAGTGTAGAAGCAGGCTTCGATGTATCTAAATTCTGGATAGGTACTACTGCTGCTAATAAGCGTAAGCCCTTTATAGTTGTAGGTTCTGAAACTTTTATTGATCAAGCAGTAATTAATGAATTAACTTTTACCAAATTAAAAAATACATCCGGTAGTCTTATTGTAGCAAATGAGAAAGTTCAGGCTGCATACCTTAAAGTAGAGACAGCCAGTATTGATGACCTTGCAGTTACTATAGCTAAAATTGATGATCTTGCAGTTACCTCTGCGAAGATTGGGGCTCTTGCAGTTACTGCAGGTAAGATTGGTAGCTTAGCTGTAGATACACTACAAATTGCAAATAATGCAGTAACGGTACCTACAGTGTATCTTGGTAATTCTTTTAGTCATAATTTTGGTGGACACCCTGCTATACTCATATCAACTATGCAATTTACTGGATCTCCTGATCCAGATGCAAATGTAATGCTTAATATAGATGGAACTACAGTTGTCACACAAAGGTTTCGTGCAGTAACAAGTGGTGGTGATACTCTCATGTCCCTTGCGTTTCCTTTTATGCATTACTTACCTTCCCCAGGGAGTAGTGCTATAACTATTTCCTATACTTCTACTGCAATCCAAAATACACATACTATGTCGGATTGGAAAACC